ACCACGTCGGTAACGCCAACCACGTCGGTAACGCCCACGGGAACTCCAACGGTTACACCAACAAGAACAGTAACACCTACCATCACACCAACCCCAACACCAGTTCCTGGTCAACAACTGTTTGAATATACGGGAACTGACGCATCGTTTACAGTTCCCGCCGGAGTAACGTCCATTTGTGCCGCATGTGTTGGTGGTGGCGCTTCCGGAATTATCTTCAACGGATTAAGTTCTGGATACGCAAGTTCCTCTCAAGGTGGTATGCTGACTTATGCAAACAATATTTCCGTAACACCGGGAGAAACGTTAACGGTATATGCTGGTAGAGGTGGTATTGATGCGTCTACGTATACTGGTCAATTATCTCAAATACGTCGGGGATCAACCATTCTGGTTCGTGCTATGGGTGGTCACTTTGTGAACGGAGGATCGGGTTCTGCTGTTGGTGACGTATCTTATAATGGAAATACGTTCAATCGTACCTCTGAACCTATAGAGGTGTTTTACGGGGTCGGCGGCGGCGGCGCCGCTGGATATTCAGGAGTCGGTGGTCGAGGCGGAACGGGATCGTATGGAACAAGTTATTTTAGTACAAATACGGGAGAGACTGGACAAGCCGGTACTGGTGGTGCCGGCGGTGGCGGCGGCGCCGGATCATTTGGAGATAACTCGGGATTATATTACTATCAACAACCTGGTGGGGGTGGTGGTGGAGTTGGTATTAAGGGATCGGGAAACAGTGGTGCTGGCGGGGCCGGTGGTACTACTGCCGGAAGTGGTTATGGATTAGGTGGTGGAAGTGGTTCGTGGACAAACGATATAAGTGCCAGTAAGGGAACCGGTGGGTCGGCGGTTGGCTTTACAAATTATGGCGGAAATGGCGGGAAGTGGGGAGGCGCAGGTGGAAATTCCGGATTTATCGGTGATGGGGCAGGAAACCCAGAGCCAGGATTTAGTTATGTAGTAGGTGCTGGAGGTAATGGTGCATGTAGAATTATTTGGGGTACTGGAAGATCATACCCAAGTAATGCGGCAGATGTATAAATATGTTTAATATAATAAGGAGAATCAACTAATGTACGTGATTAAAGTAGAAAACAGAATAGCTATCGACCATCCAGTAGATTATGAAAACTTTTTATTAGCGTTTCCTTCCTGCCCACGACAAGAAACGCCAACTAATAATGTGATTGGACCCTACGGATACGAAGTATTTATATACACACCGGAACCAACTCCAGGAAGATACGAAAATCCACATACACCTGGACCATATACGTGTGATAATGATATATGGACTAATACGTGGATAACAAATTCCATGACTTCACAAGAAATTGAAAAAGTAAATGAAATAAAATGGTGGGAAATCCGAACACAACGAAATGGATATTTACGATTGAGTGACTGGACACAACTACCAGATGCCCAAATAACAGAAATAGATCTTCAGTCGTGGAGACAATACCGACAACAACTGCGTGATTTAACATTTACTACGACCAATCCATTTGATGTAGTATTTCCAACACCACCGTATCCATTCCCAAAACCCTATATTCCAGGAATAGTTACAGTACCTTAACATTAATATTATTATATGAACACAAATCAAGTTACATTAGACGTGCCACTCGCACTACAAAATTTAATTAAAGCAAACAATACGTTATTAAAAACGTATCAAGCACAATTAATGCAAGAAGTACAAGAAGCAAATTTACAAATGATGCAACTATTACAACTACATCCGAACGACGGGTGGGTATTGGACATGGAACGCATGGTATATACCAAATCTACTACTGAGACGGAAACATCTGAATAATGCATCCCTCGTTGGACGAAGTACTTTTTACGTGGGGAAAATACAAGGGGCATACGTTGGGAAACGTCCGACGTACTGCCCCACAGTATTTACAATGGATTAGTACCACACCAGGTCTACCAGACGTTTGGATAGAAGCGTCTAAGCGAGCATTAGTCGGGGATGATGTGAGTGATCTTTCTCTTCCACGAACTAAACTGTCAGAAAAACCACAAGAACAAAAAGAAGAGAAGGTAGGTCCGATTGAAATTCATCTCAAGGATTCCAAGACGGCCTATCTTGTCATGCCGTATAATAAGCTGTTAGTAGAACAGTTTAAATACGAAATTGATGGACGAAAGTGGAATGGGGATGAAAAACGGTGGGAGTTTCCTGCGGTCCATCTTCCAAAAGTAAAGAAATTGTTTCCGCACAGTACCCTCTCATCATCTGTGGAAAAGTTATTAACCAAATTACAAGAACGTCGGGAAGACTTGGATGAGATACGACAGAAGGAAGACACCGATTTTGAAATACCAGGATTAAAATTAAACTTATACGCATATCAAAAAGTTGGCGTACAATTTGTCGATAGAGCAGGCGGTCGATGCCTTATTGCTGATGCGCCGGGGTTAGGTAAGACGGTACAAGCCATTGCTTACGCACAATTACATAAACTGAAGACCCTTATCGTCTGCCCGCTCTCCGTCGTAGTGAATTGGCAACGAGAAATCAAAAAGTTTACGGGAAAGGAGAGTACGATATGGGACAGCAAAACCTATGACGGTAAGCTCGGAAATCAATTTCATATTAGCCATTACGATGCCATTGCTAAAAATAACCATTGGCTTCGTGACCAAGCATTCGATTTACTTGTGTGTGACGAAGCGACCTATCTTAAGAACCGTCAAACAATCCGTGCAAAATCTATCCTTGGTTCTTGGAAAGAGCGCAGGAAATATCCCGGTGTCAAAACCAAATATACCATCTTTTTGACGGGAACGCCCGTGATGTCTCGTCCCATAGAAGCATTTAGTTTGTTGAACTTCTTAGATAAGGACCGGTTTAATAACTTTTTCCACTTTACCCAGCGCTACGGGGGTTGGAAAGGTCAAGCACCGATGAACCTACAAGATCTTCATGATCGTACTAAAGATCTGGTTATTCGTCGTAAGAAAGATCAGGTGTTAACGGAACTACCAGCAAAACAGCGGAACGATCTGTACGTAGAACTGACGAAAGACGAACGGAAAGAATATAATCAATTATTAAAAGAACTTTTCGGAAAATGGAAGTCGGACGGGAAACCTTCTGTAAAACACATGCCGAAATTGCAAGGATTCTTAATTGAAAAGAAGTTGCCACGACTGCTGGAAATGATTGATGAATTCTTGGACAACGATAAACCAATCCTAATTTTCAGTAATTATATAGCTCCACTCAAGTTCTTATTAGAACATTATGGAGATCAAGCAGCAATCTTAACGGGGGAAATGAACCGCAACGAACGCCAAGAAACGATTGATAAATTGGTATCGGGAAAGGCAAAAGTTGGACTGTTTAGTCTGTTGGCGGCAGGTATGGGTATTGACGGATTACAACATAAAATTGATACTGTCGTTTTTCTCAACATGGATTTCGTTCCCGCCAACCACGAACAAGCCGAAGACCGCACCCATCGTATCGGGCAGAAGGCACAAGTTCAAGTGTATTATATGGTATGCGATGGGACAATGGACGAATATATGCGAGATATTTTGAAAGAAAAACAGGAAGTCGCAGATATTATCGTGGACGGCGCACTAGTAACCCCAGAAAAACAGCGGTCTTATTTTAAGGAATTTGTAAGACAATTAAGTACTGGTTATAACGAACGGTTTGACATAGAAAGTGTAGATGAATGATATTTATTAGGGTATAACTTTAACCAGAGGGTTTTATGCAAGAACAATCAGTTACAACCAACCAAGTTACGTTCCCAACAGAAACTATAGATCTTCCCAGCAAGGGAGTCTTTTATCCAGAGGGGAGTCCGTTACGGAGTGGACAAATTGAACTCCATTACATGACGGCAAAACACGAAGATATTTTAACGTCTCCAAATTTGATTCAAAAAGGAATCGTGTTAGATAAATTAATGGATGCCTTAATTGCCACGAAAGGAGTAAAGGCGGCAGATCTACTGATTGGTGATTTGAATGCAGTCATGGTTGCGGCACGTATCTTAGGTTATGGAAAAGATTATGACGTATCACTGGAATGTCCTGCGTGTGGACAGTCGGTGGAACAAACGGTAAACCTGTCAGAATTACAGACAGAAAACGAACCGACACAAAACGAATTACCAGAATTTAAAGTAGTATTACCTATATCAAAAGCAGAAGTTACGTTACGGTTACTAACACGAGGGGATGAATTAAAGATTGAAAAAGAAATACAGTCGTTGAAAAAAATTAATTCGGATGTCAACTCAGAAGCAACGACCCGATTAAAGACGATGATTGTTGCAGTCAATGGTGATACAGCAAATACTACAATCTGGAAGTTTGTAGATACGTTATTGGTTAAAGATGCCCGATATTTGCGGGAACAATATCGGCAAATGATTCCTGATGTCAATTTTAACGTCTCCGTGGAATGTACATGTGGAGCCAGTAAAACTGCGAGGTTGCCAATAGGCTCTGACTTTTTTTGGCCTGACTCCCGAGTATAAGGTTGAAATGTTGAAAAATATCATGGCAATTGCACACTACTCTAAAGGTGCGTTCAGTGTCATGGATCTATATCAAATGCCAATCTACATGAGAAATTTTTTCATGAAAGAATTCGGAAAATTGAAGGAAGAGGAAAATAAACAAATAGAACGGATGCGAAATAAGAAATGATATCACTCAAGAAACTTTTATTTGAACATTTGGCGTTTAAAGGAACGAGTCCCAGCGGAAGTCCAATATTGACAACCACTGGTAACCGAACATATGTTGGATCAAAAGTTTCTGGAAGTCCTTTGTATACCGTGCATGGTAACAAATTATTTAAAGGAACTACTAGTTCTGGTAGTCCATTAGCTACACTGGTGGGAGATTTGTTATTCAAAGGTAATATGGTGTCTGGTATGCCGATTGCCCGGTTAGTACATACAAAGAGTTATAAAGGTACCGCTGTGTCGGGATCTCCATTGGTCACAGTACCCAGTGGAGATCTTGTAACGTTGATGGCAGCAACTTATCACGTCTTATTTGAGTAACATATGGCAAATCCTAGTATAGATGCATTAAACCGAGAAGCAGAAGAGCAATCCAGAGTGTATAAACAATTACAAGCAGAAACGAACAGTTTAATTTCTGCACAACGTATGGTAGTTAAAGCTCTAGGATTACAAAAAAATTCTATACTAGGAAGTGTTGCTCATGCGGGTATCGCTCTTCGGGAGAGTATAAAAACTGCTCAATTAAAATTACAAGAACGTAAAGTACTTGAATCACAACTTGCAGCCAATAAACGCAGTACAGAATTACAACGTCAAAATTTAGAACATGCGGCACGATTAACTATGTCATTAACCGGTGATCGCAAAATTAAAGCACAGAAAATAGCAGATGAATATGCAAAGGCATATGATATTGCTCGTAAAAAAGAACAAAGTATAGCAAATCAACTCACACAAACTCCGAGTAAAGCCGCAATTGCATTTAGTGCTGGTGCTGACATATTAAAATCGGGAGTAAACGTTGTATCCGTTGCATTTGGAGCATTGACGGGAACAGTAAAAAGTGCAGTAAGCGCGATTACAAGTTTCATGAATAGTATTAAAAAAACTCAGCAAGATTTTGGCTTAACAATGGCCCAAGCGGCTAAGTTACAAGCAGATACATTCATGGACTCTGCTAAAAATATGATGGAAGTATTTAAAACGGCAGATTTTACAGGTCTTGGCGGAGTTATCACAGACACATTTTCGGCACTATTTAACTTTGGAAGAAATATTTCTTCTACCATGTTTGGTGAAACATCGTTAGGAAACGCTGGTAAATTATTAGTAAGTCAATTAAAAAATATCCGTGGAGAACTCACAAAACCCAGAGAACTTAAAGATTTTACAGCGGAACAACGAGCTAAAGCACTCACGTATGTAGGGTATCAAGAACGTCTTGATGCAATGAGAGAAGTACAAAATGAATTTGGTATGCTTGACAAAAAAACAAGTGAAAATATAGCTCGTCTTGCAACACAACGTGGTATAAGTGTACAACAGGCAGTTCAAGCTCGTCGTGTTTTTGCGACACAAACTCTGGGTGACTATAATAAAATAGAAGGACTTCAAAATAGGTTTGTGAAAGTATTTGAAGGCAAGGGGATGACCATCAAAACTGCATTAGAATCTATAGGAAAATATTCCGAATTGATGGCAAGAAATGGTATACGGTTTGCCGATTCATTTGCTAGAGCTGCCGCAGACGCAAAAGCAATTGGAGTAGATCTATCAAAAGTTGATCAGGTTGGTGATAGTATTATTGATAATTTTGAAGGATTCCTTGAAAAACAAGCTGAACTTGGCGCAATGGGCTTTAATTTAGATGCCAATAAAATTGCACAAATTGCAGAATCGGGAGACACTGGTGCGTTATTTAACGAACTACGCTCACAATTAGCGGCAACAGGAAAAGATATCACAAAACTTCGTCGGTCTGAGCAATTAGCATTATCACAGGCGTTTGGTATTAGCATGAGTGATATCCTACGTTTAGCAGGTGGTGCACCAGAAAAAACACCACAAGAAGTATTGCAAGAACAAAATAATAGTTTACTAACAAACATATTAAATGTCATGAATCCCATATCAGACGTTGCTAAAGCGTTATCTGGACCTATTGGGGTAGTTGCAGCAGTAATGGGCGTTACTAGTATGTTAGGATTAATTTATGATTTATTGGTTCGGGGACTTGCGGCGTTACCACTAATTGGAGATACGTTCAGAGAAGAACTAAGAGCAAATTATATAAAAAATCGCCAAGCAATGATTGAACAAAAAATGGATGTTGGCGCATTTTCACAAGTATTTCGTCCAAAAGAAGAATTAACACCAAGTAAATATATGCCATACGGTCGTGCTACCGGTGGATATATATCTGGACCAGGAACATCAACGAGTGACAGTATTCCTACAATGTTGTCTAATGGCGAATATGTTTTGCCGGCAGCACTAGTTTCTAAAATAGGAGTTAGTAACTTAGATAGATTACGCAGTGCTGTAGGAAATGCAGATTATGTTAGACTTGCTTCTGCTCTTATGGCTGGAGATATGAAGCAGGTAGTAAAAATTTCTGCTGACATAGGAGTTGAAGAACTAGTTGAAAAAATAGTAAGACGATTTGCATTGGGTTCATCTGCATTAGCAGCAGGTACTGTGATGGCTGGAAAAGACGTATATGATACGTATCAAGCAAATAAAGATAAACCCTACCCAACGTGGTGGTCAACTAGAACTCCTGGCGAAGTACCAAAATGGGTACAACGTAAAAAAGATGGTGGATTGATAAAAAATATTTCGGGTATGTACGATATCTACAAACAAGGTGGCGTTGGTGGTCTAAAATCAAATTTGTTAGGTGCGACTGGTAGTTTTCTAAGTGGTAAAGTACCTGGATTATCAAGTTCTATAAACGCCTTTACACAAGGTGGCGTTGGTGGTCTAAAATCAAATTTGGTAAATACGGGGCTTGGCTTCTTAGGAGGAAAAGTACCGGGATTATCTGGCGCAATGAGTGCATTTTCCGCATTTAAAGAAGGTGGTGTAAAAGGTGCATTAGGATCACTTGCAAAAGGTGGAATAGGAAAGGCTATCGGTGGAGCAATCGGAACAGCAATCCCAATCCCAGGAGTGGGAACGATGATTGGGTCAGTTCTGGGATCAAAAATTGGTAAATTTGCAGGTGGATTGTTTGGAAAGAAAAAAGGGATTGCGGCTCCTATGGGAATGGAAGCAATGTCTTCGCCAGATCTAGCAACGATGATGGGATCACAAGAACCTGTACAACAAACTAGTGGTCCACAACAAGCACCTATCGTAGATACCAGTGGTATAGAACAAAAACTAAATAATTTCATTAATGCTCTACAAAATATTCAAATCAATATGGATGGGAATCAAGTTGGAAAAGTATTGGTCAAAACAAGTGAAGCAGCTGCATCTCGCGCAGTGTTCCGTACACAAGCACGATAAT